AGTGACACCAAACATGGCATCTGCTTCAGTTTTAAATAAGAATATCCTCTTTGGATTAATAACCTTAATGAAATAAGGTGCACCATTAACTAAAAATTCAGTAACAACATTACTAACTTCTTTGAATTTAGTAATTCCTACAGAATCTTGTCCATTACTATTATAAAAAACTTTTTGACCATCAACAAGATTATGATCAGATTTAAATGTTATTGTTTCTTCTTGTATATCTAAACCACCTGAGAAGAATATATCTCTACTATCAAATTGAATTTCTCTAAATCTTGGACCAGTTATTGGTTCCAACAAACAATCTTTACCATTACCACCAGTTAAACTTACAGATAAAACCTTATCAATATCAAAGTTTTGCTCATCTACAAGAACTTCTTTAACAGTTCCATTAATAATAGGTTCTGCATAAGCAGTTGTACCATCCGAATCTAAAGGTGCTTCTATTGATAGTTTTGGTGGATTAGCAACATCATATCCAGTACCACTGTTATATACATCAATAGAGGACACAGGACCATATGACATGGTTTCATTTGCTATGGTAGATCTTATCTGAACACCATCTATTAAAACACCAATATCATTTACAGGTACATCTTTCTTTGTAGTAACACTTAAATCTTGAGATAATGGGAATTTTCTTAAAATTCTATTCTCATATAACTGTCTTTGATAATGATTTTTAAGAATGAAACTATGAACATGTGTACCACCTGCTCCAACTGGATCATTCCAAGTTACACTACTAGCACTACCAACAGCACTAATAGAGTTATATAAACTTATAGTTTTTCTATCAGAACCTTCAGCAATACTTATATAATAAGTCTCACCATCATCTAAACCATTAAATGGAATTCCAACATTACCTGCAGAATCTCTCACCTGATAGATGACATCATTACCTGTAATAAACTTTGTTGGAGTAGATAATTTAAACGCACTAAAGTCGTATTCTAATCCACTAATAGGATCTATTTGAGTAGCATTAGTAGAAGCAGTACCAACCTGATCATCTTGAATAGGTGTAATTCCACTTAATGGATAATGAAGTTCTGATACAAACTGTTCTAATTTAAGTGTACGACTTGGTAATGAGTTAGAAGCAACATAACCATCTTTTTTACCATCAACATAAACGTTTAGTATATCTGAAAGAATAACACTATTTGATGCCCCAATACCAATTGAAGTTCCAGGTATTGTTACTGAATCGGTAGTTTTTACTTTATTTAAATTTCTTCTTAAATCATACTTAGCACCTGAATTTGGTTCTCCTGTAATAAATGATACTCCATCTAGAGTAACTACATTAGAAGAATCAATTCTCTTAATTATACCACCACCAACTACTGACATAGTGCCTCTTCTTAAGAAGCTAACATTATCACCAACTTTTAAACTTGATTTATCAATATTACTTAATAAAGTAAAGGAGGTTTGTCCTGACTGTATACTTGAAACCTGATACCTAGAACTAGTGTTATAGATCCAACTATTAGCAAAAACTTCTTTATATGATTGAGTAGTCTCTGGTGTGTTTAGTATAACTTCACCAACATTCTTTATAGAAATCTCTTCACGTTCAGAAACTAATGATATATCTTCGCCAGCAACAAACTTAGATAGAACACCAGTAATTCTTATTTCGCATTTTTTAGATATATCTCCATTTTCATATCCATATACATTTTCAGAAGTTCTTATACCATTTCCTTGATCAATAGTACTAAGGATATTAGAACACCCAAAGAATTGATTTATTGACTTATTAGTGTAAGTAATAACATTATTTTGATCTTGAGCAATAAGTGATCCTGTATTACCAAAACCAATAGTCGAATCTACGGAGATAATAGAAGATCCAACAGAAACTGATTCTAAAACTTTAGTTTTTGCTTGAATACTAAAAGTTCCTTGAATTGTATCTCTATCATCAAATCCAACAAATAATGATAGTTGATAATAAGTTTTACCTTCTCTTGTTATAATCTCAACTTCAGATACAGAAGCATTAGTTCCATTATCATTTGATTTGTATATTGTCTGTCCTACTAGATTATATGGATCACCAGATATTGCTTCTGCAACAACTATTTCTCTACGAATAAATTCCGCAGTTGATGGCTTTACTAAACGTTCTTCAAGATCTAATACCTTAGCTTCAACACCATATAAGAGTTTGAATAGTATTATTATAGACTCTTGAATACCTTTTGATTGGTAGAATGATCTAGCATTCTTTATAAAGTTACCAACATCAATACCAGGATAGAATGTTTCATCCTCCAAACCTGGTAAAAAGGTTCTTTTTATCTTCTTATAAAACTCTTGTAAAAATAGTACGCTTAAATTAGTAACTACTGAATTAATATTATGAGAAAGAGCATTAGTTTCATTAAATACTAAACTTTCTCTATTAACATCTAATAATGAAGATGAAATACCTACATTATATCCACTTACACCACTAAAACCACGAATACATCCAGTGAAAGTAGTGTCTGTTTTACCTGTATATGATATAATCTCATCACCAATCTTAATAAGACCGTAAGAACTAGGAAATCCTTTAGTTGAAGCAACTGTAATAGTTGTATCAGAAGCACTAATATCTGCAGGTAGAGTAGTTGTTCCAGTAATAACTTCTGGAACTAGGTTATCAACTTTAAGATATCGATCTAAATTGTCAATTAGATCAGTAGCACCACCTTGATACTCTTGAGAAATATAGTATTGCTTTAGAAAATCAGTTGCTAATGGAAAATCAGCTACCACGAATTCGGGTAACTGACTTTCTATTATTTTATTGACTTGTACTCTTCTGTCAAATTCTATGCTCATTCTACTTTCTTTCTATTGATCCGTTAGAATAACTTGATGTATAATAGTCTCTTGAGAATACAACGCCCGAAACGTCTTCACCAGAAGCAATTACATCTTTAACCATATTTATCTTACTATTAGAAACATCAAAACTTAAGTATAAATCCTTCAATCCTATGATGTCATTAGAATCTGGAAATGCCTGTATTTCGATTAAATCGTTGGCAGAGACTGTAGATGTAATGTTAACGGTATTAATAAGGAGTTCTCCTTTGTTATAATCAACTGTACCGACATCCTTTTTAACAATCTTCATTTCATTCTTATCATCTTTGGATACGATACATAAAACACCTTTTTTACTACCATCCAAATCACCTATACTATTTTTATTTGGAATATCAGTCAAATAAACAGTATTTGGATATCCAGAAATATTAAATCCAGTACTTTTTATGTTAAACCCTGCTTGATTTATATAAAAACGATTACCATAACATAATTCATACTGTGCAAATTGGTTTATCAAGACCTTCATATCTCTTCTAATTTTCACTTTGGTGATATTAGAAGTAATAGCATTGTTAACCCTATCAATCAGTTGGTTAATTTTACTAAATTTAAATCTACCACCAAATTTATTAATTTCTACATTATTACCATACTTTTGAAGAGTGTTGACAATATTACTTCTTAGTAAATTACCACTTGAGAATTGAGAAGTATTATAATAAACTGTTGAATCAATCTCCACATATAGTATTTTAAGGTCAACAATCTCAGAATTAATACCAGCAATAGCATAACTCTTTAATTTATTTTTAATTTGATGCTTATCAAAATCAGAAACAAATGTTCCATTTTTTGGTTTAATACTGATTTTTACCTTACCAAACTGTGGTGGATCTAATTCTTCACCACCAACAACCGCAACAGACTCTGTTGCAGGATAAATTGACTGTATTATTGCTTCATAATCTCTTGGCGTAACTGCCCTGTATTGTGCCGAATATAGTCTAGGAGCCAAATACTTGATTGACGCTAAATCTTCGTTCTCAGACCCATTTGAGGCACGATTAACGGTAGTTACTGTTACAGTATCGACTGGTATTACCGATACAGTGTCAACATTATTAGTTAAAAGATAATCACATGTTCCTTGGAAGTCAAATATACCCGTAGATCCTGCTTTTCCACCTGCTCCATTACCTTCAGCACCATCAGTTACGATATATCTAACCAAAATCTGAGCATTATTCTCAAGTTTTTTACCAAAGAAACCATCACCAAAGAGAATTTCTACCTTTTCATCCTGAACCTCTTGAATTAAGAAGATTTCAGAGTCTTTATTCAAATTAAGGATATTATCAATCTTTCTATACTCTCTACCTTCACCCGTTTCATTAGTTCCTTTAACTTTAACTACTATAGTTGAAGTATCAATCTGAGAATTATCTAAAATAAACCTTTGATCTTGACTACTATTGACTAAAAACCTAGTTTCAACTGCAGTTCCCTGTCTTACTTCGATATTTTCAAAAGATGCTACTCTTTCACCTAGAGTATTAGTTGCTACGTTTGCTGTAACAGGGTTTGATATTGAAAATCTATAGTTTGTGTTATTAGCGTTTCCTACACATACAATACCAGGTCTTATTCTAAGTTGCCTTATATCGTTGTTAGTATCTTGTATCTTTACATCAAAATTAACTATTGCTGTCGATGCAGTTTTGGATCTAGGTACATATCCAATGTTACGAGCAAGTGATATTACGTTCTCTCTTACAGTAGCAGAGTCTAAAAATGACTCATTTACCACTAAATTGGCATTAAATGCGTTAATATAGGTATTATATGCTAAGGCATCTATTAAAACAGAAAAATTAGACCCTTCAAAGTCAAAATCAGTAAAATTTGAGTTGGATTGTAAGAAATCCTTTAACTGAGTTTTGATCTGATCATAATCTAGCGTACTAAATTGGGTGAATGGCATTATCTTATCTGGTAGGTTCTAACAAAAAGGTAAAAGATTGACGAGGAACCTCTAAACCAACAATATCAAATACAACTGTAACTTCAAAAGCGTTCAAATCTGGTTTTCCTTGAACAATAGTTCTAATATTGTTCACTCTAGGTTCATAGTTTCTAATTGAAGTCTTAATTTGATCTTCAATTATATAAGAAGTGGTCTGAGTATAGTTCTCAAACAACATTCCTCTCACATTGGAACCGAATAAGGGATCAAAAAACTTCTCAGTAGGTATAGTTTCCACTATGTTCCTAACTGACCTAGCAATTGCACGTTCATTAAGTAGAACGGGCATATCATTAGTAACTGGGTGGGGCATAAACGACAAACTTATGTCTTTAAATCCCCTAGATTTTCGCTTAATCGGCATTGACGAAGCAATGTATATTATTTTCTCTTGTTATTTATACCAGATTTCTTAATTTATGCCATGTTGATAAGAATTCTGCGGAAATTCCTCAATCCAACCATTCATAATGTACTTATTACCAGTTAAAGGTGGATTTCCACGGTGTGTATGAGTCCATCCTGCAGGAAAAACAATGATTTTACCTGTTTTTGGGGCAATTCTACACCTTTGATATAAGAATTCAGTCTCTCCACCTTCAAATCCATCATTTAAGTAAGTAATAACAACTAACTTACGATAGGTGTCAGGAGCACATGCGTCATGATGCCACGTATGATACCCTTCAGAGGGACGAGTCTTCTGTAATTTACAATACTTGTACTCAAAGGGAGTATTTTTAAGTATTTCATATGTTTCCATGTAATGATTAAGTACACTCATTACAATATGATTCCAATCCTGTGCCATTGGTAATGTAGTATTATAGACACTCTGTTCTTCATGCTGTAATAGTTGTGTAAGAAACAGTTGTTCGTTCTTTACTGCACCTGTACTACGAGGAGTAATTAGACCAGCACCAGCAGATGCCATACGCTCATAAAAATCGACAAATTTATCTCCATCAAGGTTACTTTGATATTCGGAAATAAAGTTGTCGTGATTTCTATAACCCGTGATTTCGGGAGATTGACTCATCTCCCCTGACCTCTGTATCTTTTACGAGACGAGTTACGGGATGTGGGGGCATATTTTGTATGCTTTCCTGTTCCTTGACGAGTTTTTTTCGGTTTTGATTCTACTGTTTCAACACCGTTAGCGTTAAACATTTTTGCCATAATTAGTCTTCAATAAATTCAGTTTTAATATGAGAAGGATCTGGTGTTCCATCGATATAGAAGTCCTGTGCCAAATCCTCCATAGTGTTAAAATACTCGTCTTGAGAGAGATCCTCATAAGCAACCTTACCATCAATTAGAATATTATAACGAGTCATTAGATTACCCTTGTTTTCTCATGACCGACTCGAACTCTTGGATCACACCAGATCTCGAAACCTGCCTCCTTTGCATCTAGGCAGAATGAGACATCTTCGCCACACATGTCTTGGACTTCGCCCGATTCAAAGATTTGCATCTTCGGAGCGAACCAAGGATAAGGCATACCTTCATGCTCAAATACTCCATTCTTGATGAGCAACCAACCAAAACCAGTATAGTCTACTGTAAATGGTTTCTTTCTCTTTGAGATACTTTCAATGGTTTCATGATTCATCACACCACCATTAGTACGGAAGTCATCCTCCTCTAACCAATGAGCAACTGATGTAGTCTTACCATCTTCTGTACAATACCAACCACCAGCAAGATCCTGATCCATTAGAACTAATTGCCAGAACTTTTCTGTATTGAATACTATATCACTATCAATCCATAACTGATAATCATACTGTAACTTACCATCCCAAGGTTTCTGATCAGGTCCTCTTAAGACATTAGCACCTAAGCACTTACATCTTGCGAAGTTAACCATTGACGAATAATCTTGGGAGATCTGTATCGAAGCCTGTGCTTGGACAAGATCAAAGCATAACTGTACAAAACTCTTTAAAAATTGATATGAAACTCCACGACCTGGTAGACAGAATACTACTGTCTTTCCCTTTATGAGTTCTTTTGCTTTATCGTAATCCCACTCTGCTTCTTTTTTTACCACAGGGGATTTCGCTTTAACTGTAAATCCTTTTGACATAACCTACGTAATGTTATAATCATATTATATCCCATTATGTATAGTAAGTCAACTTAAATTATAAGGTAGGGTTATCAGTAACTTGCATCTTCTGTTATATCTGTATCGTATTCTATTTCTTCGTATGTTAGTTCATCCTTAAAGTATGATTGATATATTCTTCCCCATATCAATTTAAACTCATAATCATCAAGATCCTTAAAGAGACACTCTCCTCTTAGATATATGTGATATGTACTAGTCCTCTGATTCTGTAATGATGAGTTCATCGCCATCTGTTTTAAAGGTTACTTCTGTGTCTTCGTACCAACCTTGATCATTTATAACCCACTCTGGTATTCTTAGTAGGTATTCTCCTGTTGCAGTATCAATCTCTATAGGGCGTTTTTGATTTGGGATATTTTTTTGCATACTGTGGATATGATTTTTCCATTATATATCACTTTTGAATTATTCGCAAGTCGTGGACTGTGGGCGTTTTTTAACAGGGAAAAAAAATTTGAGTTTCATTGTAATATTGTTCTCGCTTCCGTAACACTTTGTAGGTTAGGGTAGTTAGTGCTTTTTAAACGGGGGCGGGGGGCGACGCAACCCCTGCCCATACACGAACGACTAAGACCTGCTGATCACCCCACGCTCTCCCGTGGGTACATATTTCAGGGGTG